CAGATGCTTATCACGAAAAAAGAGATTGGAGAAAAGCACATATGCAATCAGGCGAGAAAAAGGATTGTGCGTGCGATGCGGTAAGGCTTCGAGATACAATGGGAATCTTACTTGCATAGATTGCACACTAAAGAGCAGTAGAGAGAAGAAAGAGAAGAGACGGAGGAAAAAAACGGATTTTCGGGATGGACTATGCGCATGCTGCAATAATCCAGTAGTACCAGGACATAAATTATGCGAGGAACACTATAGGCCGCGAGCGGAAATAATGAGGAAAGTACAAGTAGAATATCAGGAGCAGAATGAAGACCGATGGAGGAAAGATAATAAAATTGCGTTTTATACAGCAGAGGGAGTGAAAGACCATGGAACTGATAAAATCGAGGGAACGAGTAAAGAAATACGGTGAAGTATTCACGCCGCCATGGATGGTAAAGAAGATGCTGGGATATTCTGAGGTGCAAGCGGGCCTGCATGATATCCATGCAACATTCCTGGAGCCGAGCGCTGGTGAAGGCGCATTTCTGACTGAGATATTGAGACAGAAGCTTGACTATGTAAATAGCTTGTATAGCGGACACCGGACAAATTGGAAATATGATCTGTTATGGGCATTATGCAGCATATATGGCATCGAATATCTTCAGGACAATATAGACATTGCCAGAAAAAACATGATGGAAGTATTCAAAGACAATTTCCGGCGTGAAGCAGCGGAAAGAGCCGAAAGCACAAATCTATTTCAATCAGCAGAATACATCATCGAAAAGAACATAGTTCAGGGGAATTTTCTGACGCGTAAAAACAACCACAATGAATGGATAAAATTCAGTGAGTGGAAACGAGTAGATGGATATTTTTATCGTGTGCAACGGATAGAGTCAACATTTGACTCTATGTTCCCGGATGGGGAAACGAGCGGAGAAAGACTATATACGGTCAATGATTTGCAATATGCATGGAGGGGATGTAATGAGTGAATGTATCACACGCCAGGCGACACCAGCTGAGTTGGCAGCACTAGAAAAAGAGCTGGGGCCGGTAAAGCACGGAGTAAAGCCAAAAGGAAACGGATTGGCTGGATACTGGCAGCAGATGAAACGACCACATAAGGTGGTACCGAGGACAGCAGCGCAGATTACGAAGATAGATATGCCATGGTTGGATGGGAGATGAGGAGAACATGCAGAAGCGAGGGAGAACGCAGCCGAGGCCGGTGAATGATCGGCGTCATGTGGCACAGATCGTATGCGGAGAGATTGAAAACGCTACAAAAGATTGGCATGCACCACTGCCGGAGCAAAAGCACATCACACGATGGCGAGCTGGGACATGCACGATTTGCGGTGAATGGTCGACGTACATATCACAGGATCATGCGCACCGGCATGGATATAAAAATGCCGATGAGATGGCACATGCCGGAGTGATGCACTGGACAGAATGAGGGAGAAACATGAGCGAGAATGATTTTGAGGTTGAGCAGAAGGGCGAACAGCGACGCTGGCGGGCGGCTATGAGTAATGGCCAGGGGAGAATGCATGAGGCTTTGATTGAAGGGGCATGCAGATATTACAGCAGCCGAAACCGGGCACACGTTACGAAAATTCCTGAACCGTTTCGAGTAATGAAAAAATCACCAACCGGAATTGCTACTGTCAGATTCACAGCGCATGCAGAGCCCGACTTTAAGGGATGCGTAGCCGGTGGGCGGCTGATATGTTTTGAAGCGAAATTCACAGGCACAGCAAGAATCAATCAAGATGTCGTGACGAAGACGCAGGCCGATATCCTCGAGAAATACGATAGCCTTGGTGCCATTGCGGCGGTATGTGTCGGGATCCAGCAGGATGCATACATGGTGCCGTGGGAAGTATTTGGAAACATGAAACAATATTTCGGACATAAATACGCATCAGCGGAGGACATCAGGGCATATCAGGTAAAGAATGATGGAGTCATTAAATTCCTTGATTTCATAGATCCACGCATGAGAGGACGGTGGTCGTAATGGGAAGTATGGCACGGCACCAACGTCGGGAGTTGTCACGAAAATTGACAGGAATCACAGCAGAGCAAGCAGAGATGATCAGCACCGAGATAAAGCAGATGAGACCGAAGATAGAGCGAGCAATCCGGATGCAGACGATTGACGATATGACGATTGTATATTTCTATGCGTTGCATAAAGCGTTCGGGTTTGGCGGCGGGCGGCTTCATCGATTGTATGATGAGGCTGCAGATCTCTGTGGGCGGCTGAAATCGGGGGAACTATCAATGCAGGAGATGAACGATCAGATAGCTGCAGACACAGGAATGAACATATTAGCTGTCGAGGACGGGAATGAGAAGGAGAAAAGATAATGAAAATATCAGGATTGTGGAAATATGAACCGCTGGCTGCATTGTGCGAGGCACAGGCTGAGGCCATGGATATTGGCTTAGGCGTGATGGATGACTTGGAAAAAGAAAAAGACAATTTAAGAAACGATAAGATCGGGTTAATCGAAGAACTGGCGAATGAGAAAGAACAGATGATAAAAGAACTGAATAATGAGGAAGTGCTGGTAAAAGAACTAAAAAAGAGCAAGGAGTTTGCACAGGAAAGGTATGATAGGCTGCAACAGGTGCGGTATGAGCTGATGCAGCAGCGAGAGGAAAACGCCGAACTTAAAGGAAAGATCAAGAAACTGGAGGAAAAGGCCAGCGTACGATATGGATACAATTTTGACCGAGGAGAATGGTGGCCGACAGAAGGAACCATGGAAGACATTGTAAGCCGCATACCGTTGCCACTGCAGACGATGAAGAAAGCGTGAAAAAATGATCGAGTTCATAGCAGGAACGATATTTGGGTCACTAGGGTGCGGTATCATATTATGCATATTCGTTGGATCGAGGCGATCACGATGATTGATGCATTAATAGCATTCGCTGTAGGGGCTGCATTATGTGCGGCAAGCGGAAGACCGTCGAATCGGGGCGGTGGATATCAACCACGAAAACGGAAGGGGAGACTGAATCCTCCTGCAGGAGGAACGGAAACGAGGGAACAGAGCAGAAGAAGATATAAGCGCGAAGGAAAGAAATGGGTTGACCCGCCAGGATGGAGAGATGATGAATGAGTATTATGCTATCGATATACGCAGATAGTCAGGGGAATAAGTTAATGCTGAGAAAGCACAATGGAGATTATCAGGCAGTAAAAGTATCGGCAGATGGGAAGAAAATGCATCGGATGAGAGGGATGCGTAGATGTCGAAGCATTGATGAGATGCAGGATAAACTGGATCGGTACGCAGATCGAGAGAAATTTGTATACTGCGGGAAGATGGATCAGAAAGAGCTTGAGCTGGAATGGTAGGTGATAGGTGTGGGAGTAATGTGGGTAGTATCAACAATGCCGAGGAGAGTGCAGCCTATACGGCACATGCTTAGCAGAAAACGCAGACGTAGAGAGATGCAGGAACGCCGCGATGAATTCGAGCAGATGCTCAAAAAAGAGAAGAAGAAAATCAAGAGGAAATGAAATGGAGAACGATGGGCAATATGAATATTCATCACCGATGGCGATACGTAAAATACTGATCATGTATAATCGACTGGTGGAAGCAGCATACACCGACCATGACATGACGGCACTGGCAATCGTGATGGATATCAAGCGGGCGGCTGCAGATATCATGACGTCAGCCGACAGCCGCAAGAAGCGAAAATTAAGAGTGACGATAGACCATATCGTTTGTGGCATGTCGACAGATGAAGTGATGAGGAGACACAGCATCGGCCGGATGACATGTTGGCGGTACGACCGGGAGACATGCAGATCAATATCAAATTATCTGAACGGCGGATAGCAGGAGGAATCATCGTGGATATAGATGCGAGCACATACAGCAAGATGACACAGCAGCAGCGAGATAGAATGACAGACAGATACCTATTAAACGCTGAGACGGGAAATAATAATAAGTCGTCGCATGAGTATAGCTATCTGACGATGAAGCAGCAATACTATCGCACTCAAAGGGAACTGGAATATTGGGACAGCCATGACTATGGAGGATGGGACAACATACGTGCATAGATGGTATATACATAGAGGAGACAGAGACATCGCTACTCGATGTCTCTTTTGCATTTTGAAAGAAGGTGAGACAGCATTGAAGGAATGGGCGAAGGGCTTCTATCAATCACCAGCATGGCGGCACACCCGCGAAATGGTACGACGCAGAGCGTTCGGGCTATGCGAGCGCTGCGGGCGGCCGGGACTGATTGCACACCACAAGAAATATCTGACACCGAGCAACATAGATAATCCAGGCATATCGCTCAATATGGACAATCTGGAGTATCTATGTCTGGAATGCCACAACAATGAGCACGAGCATTTCAACCAGAGCGAGGATATACGTGAATACGAGTATGATTCAGAGGGGAATATAGTGCGTGTGGCGGACAAAATGGACTGAGACCCCCCGGCTGAGATTTTGCAGAATTGATTTTATAGAACCGTATGCCCTAGGTACGTTTGCAATCACGTCTTTACGCGAGGGGGGGTGTAGTCCGCCGCAGGAAAACATTAAAAATTATTATCAATTAGGCAGGTGATGAACGGTGAAAACGGATCGTAAAGTAAAAAAAGTCGAAAAGGAAATATTGGAAATGATCGAAAATTACGATGCGCAAAAAATTGACTTGGCAAAAGCAACGACGCTGATTCATCAGATTGCATGGCTCGTGATAAAAATTTCTGACCTTGAAAAAATAATTGATGAGGAAGGAGTGGTCGAAGAATATTGCAATGGAGAAAATCAAAAAGGGCGAAAAGTATCGTCAAATGTTCAAGTTTTAACGGGATTTCAGAAAACTTATAGCACATTAATTGCTAAATTATTCGACTTAATAAAAAATGCGGGAGAAAAGAAAGTAGACAATCCTCTGGCTGATTTCCAGAACGCATATCAGCGGCAAAATACAACAACAGGAGCCAGACGACTGCCATAATGTACATGGAGGACAGACATTGAGACGGCAGAACGTAGTGAAAAAAATAAAATATGCGGACTGCCCGATTATGCAGTATTACAGCGCGATACTGAAAGGGAAAATCATAGCCAGCAAGAAGGTGCGCATTGTATATCGCTATCTGTATCATCTAGTCAGAGAGCAAGGCCGTTTTTACTACGATCCACTGGCGGCTAATATGGCGATAGATTTCATCGAAAAGTTCTGCCGCCAGTCGAAAGACCCGTTTGCTGGCCAACCGATCAGGCTGCTGCTATACCAAAAAGCGATGCTTGCAGCAGTATTCGGAATCATTGACAAGCGTACCGGACAGCGAAAGTTCAAAGAGTTTCTGCTCATGATTGCTCGTAAAAACGGGAAATCAACGCTGTGCAGCGCAATAGCCGCATATATGCTATTCGCCGACGGAGAGGGTGGAGCAGAGATCTATTCGGCAGCGACGCAGCAAGCCCAGGCGAAAATAGTATGGGACGAGACTAAAAAAATGATATTGAAAAGTCCAGCGCTGAACAATATCGCAAAATGCCAACGCGATGATATCAAATATGGTGACTCGATATTCAAGCCGCTCGGGCGGGATTCGAAATCATTCGATGGATTCAACGCCAGCTGCGTCATTATGGATGAGATCCACGCAATTACGGATGATGAGCTTTACGGACTACTGAAACAGGCGCAGTCATCACGAACAAAACCACTGATGTGCTTGATAACGACGGCTGGATTCGTCAGAGATCATCTATTTGACACGAAATACGAAGAGGCCGAGGCGATCATCCGCGATATCGAACTTGGTGAAGACCCAGGAACAACACTGCCGATTGTATACGAACTGGATGATTACAAAAAGGAAGTGCTGGACGAGCGCATGTGGATGAAAGCGAACCCGGCATTGGGAATCATAAAAAGTTACGAATACCTTCGCGACCAGATACGGGCGGCTCAACGGACAAATCGATGGAATGATGTGTATACCAAAGATTTCAACGTACCGCGAAATGGTGAAAGCCTGTTCTTTGATTTGGCAGACTTGGTGAACAAAGAGAAATTTGACGAACATGAGATATTCGATGGCCAGTATGCAATCCTGGGGATGGACCTGTCAAAAACATACGACTTGACAGCTGCATGTATGATCGTGAAACATGGTGAACGATGGTATGTGAAAAACATGGCATGGATGCCGGAGCGGATCTATGAGCAGAGGCTGACCGAGGACAATAAGACACCATGGAAAATATGGCACGATGAAGGATTATTCCGGTTATGCGCCGGGAGTAAGGTGAATTACCATGATGTATTCGGATGGATCCAGGAGCTGATAGATGAATACAGCGTAAGCGTATATAAATTGGGCTATGATGCATGGGGGACTCAATTCTTTGCAGAGGAACTGGAGAATTATTTAGGCCGTGGGGTACTGCAGCCAATTCATCAAGGGTATAAGACGCTAAGCCTACCAATGCAGAATCTAAAAGCGGATTTTGCAGACAAGAGAATCATATACAACAGCAATCCGCTGCTGCAATGGTGCTGCTTAAACGTAAAATGCGTAGAGGACCGAAACGGGAACATGATGCCGGACAAATCGGCAAAGCGACTGAAAATAGACTGCTTTGCCGCACTGCTTGATGCATATGCGGCTTATAGCATGATACAAGAAGAATTCGATTCACTGGAGGAATGAGATGAATATCAAAGAGCGGCTGCTGGAGACACGCAGCATGATTTACGACGTATTTCACGTCGGACAGCCGGCAGTACCAAGCCCGGCACGAAACTATGATGCAGCTGGATACATACAGTACCAGACGCTCACATCGTGGAGCAATATTATCAATGGATTCACAGGAAGCTCGCCGATAAGTGACAGCTATGTGCGCAGCGTGATCCACGCCATCGCAAACTATGCGACAAAGCTGCAGATGCAGCACATCATCCGTATGGACGATGGACGATACGATGTAATAGACGATGACATCACATACATGCTGAATAAACGACCGAATAAATACATGACAGCAGCCATGTTCAACTACAAGATTTTTGCACAGCTGCTCATGAGTAACAATGCGTTTATCTATCCGCAGTACGATTTGAACGGGAATCTGCGCGGGATGTGGCCACTGTCGTTCGATAATGCTACCATGCTGCAGGACAAAGAGACCGGAGAACTGGCGGTGGCATTCTCGTTCATTGGCAGCCAAATACTCGTACCGTATGACAATATCATCCATCTGCGCAACCAGTTCTCGAGTAATGATCTCATGGGGGATAATCAGGATGATGCACTGACTGAAATCGTAAATCAGTCAGCAGTGCTGCGCCAGGCACGGGACAACTTACTGCAGGCGAACGGAACAGCGCAGTTCATACTGAAAGCAAACGGAGCGTTGAAACAGGCTGACATCGATAAGGCAGTGGAGACATTCGTAACAAGCTACGGTATGAAGCATAAAGTGGCGGCGATCGATAACAAACTGGATGTAACGCCGGTAACCAGTCAGTGTATCCAGGTAAGCAATGATGATATCGTACAGGGGAAGAAAGATATTTTAACTTATTTCGGAGTATCTGAAGCGATATTGACTGGAGATTTCACTGAACAGCAGCTGGAAGCATTCCTCGAGCATAAGATCCAGCCGTTCGCGCTGCAGTTAGGGCAGGAATTGGAATACAAACTGCTGAGCGATGGGAGGATAAACCGTGGGCATGAAATCATCTACAATGTCAACACGTTGCTGTGCGCATCGGTACAGACCCGTGTTGACATGTGTGAGAAGCTGGTCAATATTGGCCTGATGTCGTGCAATGAGGGGCGAAAGATTCTTGGGCTACAGATGCGAGATGAAGTGGAAGCGGATGAGCTGAGAGTATCGCTCAATACAGTCAATCTGAAGACGGCGAAAGCGTACCAGCTCGGACGAGCTGGCGTAAATATACAGCCAGATAAAAATGAGGAGGATGACGATAATGGAGAAAAATAAAAAATATAAGTGGGAATACCGCGCGGGGGAAGGATTGACTGCTGACAATGCGGACGGGAAGATGTTAATCCGGGGCAAGGCAATCTGCTTTAATGTGCCCAGTTCGGGCACAGTGAAAATCGGGAACAGGGTATGCACGGAGGTAATCCGGCCGACAGCGTTGGACGGATGCGACTTGAGCAATGTGCTGCTGAAAATCAACCATGACCAGCGCGGCGTGACACTGGCGCGCACACGAAACAAATCCTTGCAACTCGAGCGGCGGGCGGATGGGCTGTATTTCAAAGCGGAGCTGCCAGACACGCAAGCCGGACGAGATATCTACACGACGATAAAATCGGGGCTGATGAATGATGTATCATTTGGTTTTCGCGTATCTGAGCAGAGATTCGACCGCGAGAACAATATCCGGTATGTTGAGAAAATACCATTCGTCAGAGAGATCAGTATCGTAGACGATGGAGCCTACCAGGAATCTGGAGTCGAGGCTATGCGTGACTACTGTATGTCAGAGATCGAACAGGAAACGAGCACGGATATCCGCAGAAAAAAATTAAAAATGCGGACATACTGGATTTAAGTGATACGAGATGACAACTTATTTGGGGCATATATAGGAGCGGTGGAACTGGATAGTACCGATCCGGATGCTGGAGAGCTGAAAATAGCGGAGGCTATAGAGAAAAATTATTTTGAGGGAGGAAAACAAATGAACATGTATGACGAGTACAAGTCCTTGCAGAAAGAGGGCCTTGAACTGCGGAGCAAACTGGACAACAAAGACATTGATGAGACCGAGCTGGACAAAATCGATAAACGTATGGGTGAGATCGAAACGCGCAGCAAAGAAATCAAAGCGAAAATGGACATGGTGGACACGATGAAGAACAAGAAATTCGAGGAATTCACGGACATCAGCGGCGCTGCGGGCGGAACCGATAAGAAAACGGAGACACGCAGCAAAAACGACTGGGCATCCAGTCTTGAGTACCGCCAGGCATTCATGGAATTTGCTCAGACCGGCGTAATGCCGGAGGAATTCCGTGCTGTAGCAATGACGGCAGGGAACTCGGCGGTAATCCCGGTCCCGACGATGAACGTAATCATCCAGAAACTCGAGAACTACGGCAACATCCTGCCGCTCGTAACTCGAGTCAATTACCCGGCAGGCGTAACCGTTCCGACGAGCCAGCTTGGTTCTGCAGCAGTATGGACGACCGATGCTGATCTGGCAAGCAAGGGTGCTGCGGTAGACGGGAAGACGACCGGTACAGTCACGTTCTCGGCATTCCCACTTGTGAAAGCAGTAGGAATCTCGTTCGTTGCCGGCATCCAGAGCCTGAGCGCATTCGAGACGGCTATCGCTAACGAAGTACCGACAGCGATGGGTAAAGCGCTGGAGCAGGCGATTGTAGCCGGTACTGGCACTGGCCAGCCGACGGGAATTCTGTCGGCCGCGGCAGCGGCGACGGTAACGCTCAGCAAGGCACTTAGCTTCAAAGATATCGTTGCGATCAAGAAAGCAATCCCGTCGCAGTATCGCACGGGGGCGGTGCTGCTCATGAACGAATCGACGTTCTACGATTTCCTTGCCATCACGGATGCCCAGGGGCAGCCGATTGCCCGCGTGAATATGGATATCAATGGTGCACCGACCTATCAGCTTTTTGGCAGCCAGGTCGTATGCACAGACTGGATGCCGGACTACGATACTGCTGCAGCAGGAAAGACAGTAGTCGCTGCGCTGCAGCTTGAGAAATATATCCTGAACTGCGCATATAACATGGATCTCGTAACGTACGTCGAGCAGACGACTCGCAACAAGGTTTACCAGTCGTTCGCACTGTACGACGGGAAGATGGTCGATACGAACGGCCTTGTATTCGTCAATAAGCCGGCAGCATAAATGTGAGGAGGCGATCTGATGACACTGGACGAAATAAAATTGTATCTGCGGGTAGACAGCAGCGAAGATGATGCGTTGATCGGTGATCTGCAGACCGCCGCAACAGCATACCTGCAATCGACGACTGGGAAAACATACGACTCCGCAAGTACACTCCATAACCTGCTGGTGAAACAGCTGATTGCGTTCTGGTATGAGAACCGTGGCAGCAGTGAAGTACACGAAATACCGTACACCATAACGGCGCTGACCAACCAGATCGGGCTGGAGGCATAGCATGAACATCGGACATATGAGAGACAGGCTGATCGTTATCCAGCATACGAAAGTATCGGATGATACAGGATTTGGTGCGAAATACGAATGGAAGAAAGCGGGCGGGCTATGGTGCGAAATGCTGAAACAGCGGATCACACCGGTAACGGCTGCTGGAGATGCCCAGGCAATTGTAGTCACGCAGGGCGTGAAGATCAGGCCGAGCAACCTGCTCGCAAAAGGCGATAGGATATCACTGAAATCGCACACGTACGATGTTATAGACGTAGACACATCTCAGGATGAATACTATACGCTGACATGTCGGGAAGTGAAAAAATGAGCTTCAAGATTTACGCTGACATTGATCATGCTGTATATAAAGCAACTGCCGATATCAGCAAATATTCAGCAGAGACAGGACAAAAGATTCGGGCGGCCGTGGAACACGGATGTGAAGCAATCAAATCCGATGCGATTCGGGCAGCACCGGGCGGACCGACAGGAAATCTGAAGGCCGGGATCACAATGGATATGTCGCCGCGAGGGGCATACGGAGTGATTAAATCGACTGCCCAGCATAGCCACCTGGTCGAGTTCGGCACAGGCGTACGCATCGCGATGAATAAGCCAAAAAATCACAAGAGAGCTATGGTAATAAACGGTGATTATGTACGCGGCATGATAGTGACCGGGAAAATGGCTGCACGGCCTTTTATGCGGCCGGCGGTCGAGAAAGAAAAGCCGAAAATCGAGGAAGATATCAAGAAAATACTGGAATGAGGTGAGAACGGATGCTGATTATCAGAGATGTACCCCTAGTATCGTTGCAAGAGCAGATATTTGCGGTACTGAAAGCGGGACAGGATCATGCAGTGTACGGCGGGACACTTCCGGAGAATGCCGAGTCGCCGTGTATCACATTTGGAAACGTCACGGCAAAGCCAATAACCGTGAAAAATGAATCGATGTGGCACTGCACAGTAACGCTTGATGTATGGGCTGGAATGGATGAAAAAGAGGTAGTGAATGAAGCGGTAAACGATATCAGCGCGCTACTTACATTCAAAGGAACTGGCATGCAGGTTGATGCATACAATGTCCTGGACGTTGACATCGAACTGGTAGAAGCGTTCCCGTCAGACCAGTATGGATATCACGGAACAGTGACTGCAGCGTTTGACCTGCAGCACAAATAATGAGGTGAGAAAATGGCAATTACAGACGAAGAACTGAAGAAAATGCCGCAGTCCACTGATGTATCGGTGGCCCAGGCTGGTAAAAACACGCTGTTGTATCTGAACAAAGGCACAGAAGCATCGCCAGTATGGGTGCTCGTGGGCGGCCAGCGCAACACGCCGCTGACACGCAAAGCGAATACACTTGATGCTTCGGACAAAAGCACGAAGGGATGGAAAACTACCATCGCCGGCCTGAAGGAATGGTCGATGGCCTACAGCGGCCTCGTGATCATGGACGATGATGGTCTGAAAATGCTGGACTATGCATTCACGAATGATATGCAGGTACACGCAAAGATTGAATACGGAAACGGGGAATACCGTACTGGATTCGCTACGATCACGGACTACGAGGAAGACGCGGCGCATGACGCAATGTGTACGGTGAAAGTTACGCTCAGCGGCGTTGGCCCGATCAGCGCACTGCAGCCGAAACCTACAACGACCACTCCGTAACAAGAAAATAAAATAAAAAGCGGGGAAGGGCAGCATCTTCCTCGCTATTTTGATAATGAGAGAGGAAAAGACATGAAAGAAACAATCAAATTCGTGCTGAACGGCAAAAAATATGAAATAGGCTACAGCATTGGGCAGCTTAGAACATTTGAGCACCTGATGGGGCACTCGCTCATCGCGGTATTCAACAAACCGAGCAAAATAGTTGAGGAAATGAGCATTGATTTTACAACGGCGGGTATTGCGGCTGGATGTCTTGACACGACTGGAGAAAATCCACAGGAATTCAAAACAACGGATGCGGTATATGATTTTATGGATGAATACTGCGCGGCGGGCGGTACACTGGGCGAATTGAATGATTATATCATGACAGCGGTGATTAAGACTGGGCTTTTTATTCCGGGGCAGACGACTGCCCAGACGAACGAGAAGGAGTAAATTCAATCGATGAATGGATCGAAAATACAGAAGTTCCAGCGTATGCTATCGGTATTACACCGACACAATATGCTGAATACCAGCCCCACGAGATTCGGAAACTATTTGACGCACACAACAAGAAAATTGAAGCCGAAGACATAAGATTGGCATATTATACGCATTGGGTGGTAAATTGTCAGATTACAGACCACATCAGTCCGGATGACATTTACCGTCCTTTACATCCAACTTTAGAAGATGGACCGATAGATAAGAAAACCGAAGCCGATCTTCTAGCACATGAATTCAGATTAAATCTTGGACCGGACGGGAAAATAATCAAAAAGGAGCAGGCTGAGAAATGAGCACAATATCAGAGCTGATTGTAAAAATCGGGGCAGACAATAGCGGACTAAATAAAGGATTAAAAGAATCACAACAGTCTATCAGCCAGGCATTTTCCGATGTATCGCCAATGAAAGAAGCTGAAGGAGCAATAAACGGAGTTGGCGATAGTGTGAGTGGGCTTATCGGAAAGTTCACCGGACTTGTAGCGTTGGCGGCCGGAGGATTCGGATTAACATCTATCATTCAAAGTGCAGTGGATGCTGGAGCGGCGGTGCAGACGTTGGCCGATACCATGGGAATATCTGCCGGAGAAGCGGGGCAGCTTTCAAGAGTGGTAAAATTGGCTGGCGGTGACGTAGAGACAGTATCTAAATCAATGATGCGGCTGGATAAAAGCCTGCAGTCATCAGGGGATGATGGAAAATTATGCCGTGATACATTGTCGGCTGTTGGCGTATCATTAACAAATGCTCATGGTAAACTACTGCCGATAAATCAGCAGCTTAGTAACCTGGCAAAAGGGTTTCAGGTTGCCAAAGAAGCAGGGCAACAGCAACAATATGTTATGAATACATTGGGTGTGCGCGGAATGGCACTTATACCTGTGCTTAACGATATGGCTGCGGCACAGGAAAAAGCCGCAGCCATCAAGTCGATCGGCATGGATCCAGCAGAAATGAAACGCATGCAAATGAACATGAGAGCACTGGAACTGCAGTCAGGGCAACTAAAGGTAGCACTTGGCAGCGTATTTGCTGAACTTTTCGGTGGAAATATCAATAAAATAACTGCGCAAATGTCGGGAGTGGCCCAGACATTCAGAGAAAACCGTACGGAAATAAAGGCGATCACTGGTGATATAGCTAAACTGATAGTAGCATATACTGCATATAAAGCCATACGCACAGGAGTATCAGCAGCTGGGAAAATAGCAACATCAATCCAGAACTATGCTAATCCGAAACAGCAGGCACAAGAAGCAGTGCTTACGGCTCAGCAGGAACGTGCTATAGCTCAGCGAGAACGTGCGATTGACGCGGCTGCTCGCAGGGAAGAGGCACGATACTACAAAACCGTTCAAGCTATGAAAGTATCAGAAGCCGAAAAGACACAGATATACGAAAAATACCTGATCGAACGCGAACGTGCATCCATGGCCTCCCAGGCTCGCGAACGTGCAATAATGACTAATATCTACACAGGAAAGGGAGCGGCAGTATCAGGCACTGGAGCAACAGCTGGAGAATCTGCTGCTAACAATGCGCTAGCGGCATCTAAAGCTAAGGTACAGGCAGCAGAGAATGCTGAGACTGTAGCTAATAGGACAAACTCTGCGGCGCATAAGGAATCTACTGTGTCAACCAGGGCAGAGACAGTGGCTAACACAGTAGAGACTGCATCCACCACTAGATCTACGGTACAACGCGGAATAAATACTGTAGCAGTTACTGCATCAAGCACAGCAAAACGAGTAGCTGCAGTAGCGTCTCGCGGACTTGCTGCAGCGGAAACCATGGCAGCGACAGCGGCAAAAGGGCTTACAATGGCGCTGGCCAAAAATCCGCTAACTATAGCTGCAGTAGTAGTATCGACTTTAGCTGGAGAATATATCATCAACGCATTATCAGCTGATAGCGCGGCTGATTCTACAGAGAATTTTTCTGCCAGCTTAGATTCAATGACGGCATCGGCGCAGCAAGCAATTCAGACTGCTAACGACAACGAAGCCAGCGCGCTGGATCTTGCAGAACAATACAACGAATTATCTGATGCTGTAAATAGCAATACTTTATCTGAAGAGGAACGCATACAAAAGACTCAAGAGATGGGAGAAATTGAGCAGCAAGTTGCCGGCATAATGGGCGATGATGCAGTACAGTTCGACGAAAACGGTCACATGAATATGCAGACCATCAAAGATAAAGCGGAAGTGGCTCGCCAGGCAGCATTAGCAGAATTGACGGATGAAAAGAACAAATTGGAAGGCCAAAAGGCCAATATCATTGCACACCAGGCGGCTGCTCAGGCGTATGTAAATGGAACAAACACTCGTATTGATGCCATGAGGACGGAGGGAACGGTGATCCGTACATTGCGTGCAATGTACGTCGATCTGTATACGGTAATCGGAAACACGATGATATGGGCAGCTGATAAGCTGCAGACGTTACGCGATGATGGGATGAAGTTCGTGTTCGGACAAGAGGCTGTATTCGGGAGCGACTCGCCGGCATCGAAGGCCCCGTCATTCCTAGCAAACCTAGGACAAGGGTTCATCAATAGCATAAAAATTAAAGGACAGGACATACTGGCAAACATCAATGTAACGCCTGTGCTTGATGGCGTGAGCAATGGCGTGGAGCAGATGCATGATGCTATTTTCCCGGGGCCGGATTATGGCAATCTAGATACAGTGAATGCTCAGCTCGGAGAGGTAAACGCAAAAATAGCGAGTCTAGGGTCTCAGAAAAAAATAAACATACCATCATCAGAAGAAAAAGCAGGAAAAGGAAAAGGAGGGAAAACCGGATCAGAGCCAAAAGTAGAAGAGGACAAAACGGTAACGTACGACATACCGATTGGCCAGGCAATAGCCCAACATGCCCAGAATGATTACGGCGAGGGCGACAAATGGATGGGGACCGTCACAGACAATGCGATGAAACAATGTGATAGCTGGATGGCGGACTTATACCATAAAGTCGGATTATTTACAGCTGATAATATTGTCAATGATGATCAGTTCCGCAATTCTGGCGCGTATCATTCTGCATCTGACGGATATGAGCCACAAGCCGGAGACGAAGCTTATTGGAGACCAAATGGGGGGTATCATTACGGTGTCTATCTTGGAAACGGAATGTACCGTGCTCGCAATTCGAAAGGCGGAGTAAAAACATTTTCTGCACAGGAAGCACAAGATATGTTCGGAGACGTTGTCGGATGGGGGAGCATATCAGAGGCAGCGAAATCGCAAGGCGTAGCACAGACTGTACAATCATCAACCACAGGTAACACAGAGACAACAAAGGCCGCTAAAGAACAGGCTGATGCCGCCAAACAGATGCAGCAGATACTCGGAGAGATGCTGGGGCAGATGAATGAACGTGATGCTGGACCAGCGGTAAAAGCGGAAAATAAAGCGTTGCAAGGGATAGCTACGGAACGACAGAAAATACAGAAATTAGCAGATGGCGGGCTAATTTCCGAGGAGCAGATAAAAAAATTAAACATCGTATTCGGAGCGTACCAAAAGTCACAATTAGCTGAAGCTGCGAAGGCGTGGCGCGATGAATTAGAAAAATGGGGAGAAGAGTACGGGAAAGATGTCGGAACAGCATATGCGGACTATGAGGGACAAGCGATTGCGCAGTTCAACGCGCAAATAGAAAAAATAAACCAAGACATCGATAAGATGAAAAAAGACATCCCGCAAAACGCTACAAATGATGAATATGTTGACGCCCAAACGAAAATAAACCAGCTGAACGATGAGCAGATAAAAATTGCGAAGCGACAGCTGGCAGCAGCCCAGCATGAAGCGATTGAAAATCGGCTAAAGAATATATCTGAATATGGAGACGGAAAATCAAAAACAAATGTAGGCGCAGTGATAGACGAGCTGAATAACATCAGATCTGCCCGCAGCCGCGAACAATATCTTGAGGTAGAAGACCAAAAAAAACTGGCACAAGAATACGTGAAAATATGGGATGCGGCGCATAGTACAATTGAAAATAATATTGGGTCGATATCGACTGCACTATACGGATCGTTGGCGGATTCGATTCAAGAATTTGTCAAAGGAACTAAGGGAGCTATGTCAATAGTACACAGCTTCGGGAATACGATATTGTCAGAGCTGACGCGGATAGCTGCAAACAGACTGGCGGGGCAGTTTTTAAGCGGAATACTTGACAGCCAATTTGGCGCAGGGAAAACTGCTGGATATTCCACGGGAATGTCAACAGAAAACCTAACGATAGAAGGGATGTCAGCATCGAGCTTGACGTCATATATTCCACATTTTGCAAATGGAGGCATAGTGACAGCACCAACAGTCGGGCTGATTGGAGAAGCAGGATACAAAGAAGCAGTGGTGCCGCTCACAGATGGAAATTTAAAGTCTATGGGCGGCGGTAATGCGGGGAAAGTCGTTGTGAATATCACAAATAACAGCGACTCGAAACCGCGTGTAGCCGGAAGCCGGTACGACAGCGGGCTGAATGCGATGATACTCGATGTCGTAATCGACGGAGCAACACGGAACGTCGGCGGGTTTGGAGCAAATATGAAACAAGCACTAAAATAATTTTCAAAACAGAGGGACAGCACCCTCTGTTTTTTGGTGCTATATGTAGAGGTGATAT